TTAGGCCGTAGCCCATCCTGTTGAACCAGTAGGAGCACTACCTACTGTTGGATTCCCTGCTGTTCCTCCGGGTATTCTTGATGCATTTCCGCTTAAAAACAATGTGCCGCCGGCACCTACATTCCATTTTTGCGTACCCGAAATGGAACCTGAATTTGCAAATGTTATACCCGTCCCCAACGAAATAAACCCAGGACCGCATTGAAACCACGCTCCACCGTTAAAGTTTATGGCATTGGAGCTAGTTCCAAGAGTTACTACGATTGAACTAGACAAATTTACTTGCGCCATTGATCCACAGTAGAAATGAGCGCCCCCATTAACCGAGCTTCCGTCGCCAGCTATCTGATACGATGCATTTATGTTGATTGTTCCTCCGCAGCCGTTTGTTGAAAATGGATATCCGGAAGGTCCAAATGAACCAAACCCGCATCCTCCGTTGACATCAATGATACCGTCCTGATGAATTTGAATGCCTTGAACGCTTCCAATGACGGAAACATTTCCGTTAAAGAAAATGTTGCTCACTTCCAGAAGTGAACCATCTCCAATTTCTGCGCAAACCGCCACTGCGGAACTATATGGTTGCCACAAAACACCTGATGAGAAATACCCATTACCGTTAAATACTACCGGAGACGCGCCGTTTAAAAATAGAACATGGCAGCTAGACATCCGAGGTACAATAATGCTCGAACTATAAGGCGTGGTAGACGCCGCTACAGTTGCAAAAATGCTGCTTCCCAAGAAATCAAAATTCTGTTCGCAGTCTGCAAAAAGTTGATCAAGAGTATTGTACGCTCTCGCGCCGGGACCAAGCCCATCCGCAACCATTGGGTTGTTTGAACCTAGTGTGTTGTCTACATAAAATTGAGTGCTGACCATTCTAAATCGCGCCGGTGTGGCACCGCCAGATGCAGGAACGTTAAAACCTAAAACTTGCAAAGTGTTGTTGTCGTTGTAAATCTGAAAAGATTGCCCTGGGTATAGTTTCCAAGCGGCACCGCCAACTCCACTTACTCCCTTTGCGATAGGCGTCGAAATTGACTCATTGTTTACAATTGTGCATTTGAAATCCGGCTGCAACGTATTTCCGGCAGGAAATGTAATTCCAAAAAACGTTCCAGAAGTTAAGTCAATAGTAGCATTGTTGTGCTGCGGTCCAAGCGTCGTTGCCGTCGTAATTGAGATACGACCATTGTTCCACGACGTAGGTGTGATGATCCATAAACCCGCTGCGTTGGTTTTTATTCTGATCCATGAATTTATGCTTGCTGTGTAAGCCAATCCTGCGCTGTATCCTTGAATATTGTCAGATACATTCGGAGAAAACGTTATTGTCCCGCTTACAATGTAAACGTAAAACTCAAACCCGTTAAAAAGTGTAGAGCTCAGGGGCAAAGAATAAGGAACTGTTCCAGACGCAAGACGAACGCTGCTGTTGTAGCCAAGCGTAACCGACTGAGAGCTTGTATCAGAAACTATTCGACCCGCGCCTTGACCGATGCTTACCCAATTAGCTCCGCCGGAATCGGGATTTGACGTGTTGTTGTCAACAAGCGAAAGCCACTGCAACCCGACCGTTGCCGTTGACGCAACGATGGCACCTTGCGGATAACCTCCTACCGATGATGAAAAAGCCGAGTCCCATTTGACCGGGCCACCTGCTGCCTGCCATTGCGACCATGCCGATATCTGATTTAAAATTCCGTTGAAATCTTCTCCAAACGGAGGAACGCCGCCAGAGCCAACCGGCTGAAAACATAGCGGCGGAAAACCGTCGCTCATAGATGCTGCGCCCGGAGTGATTGAAATTTGCGATGCCGTCGGAACCTGATGCGTATATGGAGCGCTCGCGCCAGCGGCAAAGGGCAAAGCAAATTTAACAGGGATCTGCGACGAAAGCATTTCTTATTTCCTTACGGCGGATTCTGAAAGACTGTGAACGATACGCCCGACGTCCTAGGCAAAACTCCGGACCTAGAAACAATAGCAAGTTCAACCGAAGAAAGAACAAAGTCAAATTGATATGTCATAGTCAAATTCAGATTATCGACTACAAAACAAGCGCCCCTTCCAGGAAAAAGATTTAGCATCAATTGGTTGATCGATGAAATTGATCCATCGCATATATTTGCCAACGCTTTTGCAAATATTAAAGTTCTAAAACTTTCATCTGCCAACGAGTAATTGTTGGAAATTCCCGATCCATTGTAAAACGTTCCCTGCCCAAAGGTCAAAGAACCGGCTTCTTCAAATCCAAAATATTGCGATGATACTGGGAGTTGAATTGTGCGGGTAACGCCAACTATACGGCCCCATACGTCGAGCCCATATCCTATGGCAGTGTCAACATTCCAAATCGTATCATAAAAACTATCCATATCCCGAGTTGGATCAACATATTGAGCCATGTTGACGCAAAGAGCAGAAATTATAGGAGAGTTTGCATACTCTGAAATAATCGTAGACCAAGGATCAAACGGAGGTATCGTTCCAATGGGCGATACGCCAATCTGAAACGAACCTACCGAGTTGGAACCCGGAACTGGATTCGGATGAGGATATGGAGGTCCGCTCATGTCACAGTCACAACGACATTGGCCAAAGATATTGTTGGCTCTTGATTAATGTTGACAGATATCAGGTTGAGATTTGCTGTCGCGGACGTGATCGAATCTCCGCAAGTTACAGCTGCGGATGATGCCGTCGTGTCTACGCTTGTCGAATAAACTCCGGCACCGTTTGCTGTTCCTGATAATTGAGCCGTGATTGTCGTTCCGGTTGGAATGCCCGTTCCAGAAATGACATTGCCAATCCCTATTAGTCCCGAGACTGACGATACTGTGATTTGGTTCGCTGCGTTTCTTGTTCCCGTAAATGTTGCGCCGGCAAGCGAAAGAGAATTAGTGAGATTGTACGTTCCTGTGCCACCCGAACCTGTTCCGAGTGAAGCTATTGTAGTTCCAACCGGTATGGAATTTAAGGAATCGAAACCGGACAAAAATTGCCCGACGGCAAGCGTCCCTGACGTAACCAAAGTTACCGTCATCACAGTGTTATTGATGCTCGCGACGACTACCGCAGATGATGCGTTGTTTGATCCAACAAATAAAGTTCTAACCGCAGCCCACGAACCAAGCGCCGCAACGACTGCGGAATATTGAGTAGCGTAGATAGTTGATCCTATTCGAGCTCTTGGCGGTGATGGAGTGTTAGTCAATGGCGCCGTCGTCATCGCCGTTGATGACACGGTCTGCGCTGTGTTGATGGTATAATTCCCCGCGTTTCCAACCCCGGTTTGGAATGCTGCTATCTGTGTGCCTGGGACAACCCCGGCACCCGATACGGTTTGCCCTACGGCAATCGTTCCAGATGCAACCGCACTGACAATCAGTATGTTTCCTGAAATCGAAGCCGTAAAGCTAGCTCCTGAATTGGCTCCGTTAAACGCATTTACGATTGCTTGTTGAACAATGGTAGCTGCGTTAGACGGAACGCCTGAGCTATTAGCTATGTTGACTGCGAAGTAGACTTGTAGCGAGGACGGAGCCTGCCAATAGATAGTGTATGTCGGCGCTTGGCTCGGCGCATAGGCCGGATTTGGATCTGTGACAACGTAGCTGCTATTCCCGGCATACATTGGAATGCCGGGAGGTTTTTTCTTCCAGATAGCCAAGGCCACTGCGGAGGCAATTCCACCTGTCACAGCGATGTAAAGCGCATTTGCAGGAATCGTCACGCCTTGAATCGTTGACGATGAGTTTGTTGGATTGTCCGTCACGTAAGCGTCAAGCACACCCGCGACATTGAGCAAGTTACCAAGGATCGATGTATTCGAATTGATGGCGTTTGCCGCCAAAGTTTGCTGCCGGCGCCCTTCAAATTGTTGCGCTGTTTCTGTTGACGTTCCAATTACGCCGGAAATAATCGTAGCGGTGTCCCATCCTGGGATAGACTGATAAATTGTAACGCTTGATGGCACTACGATAGGCCCAGGCGTTACCGCAGCGAATGAAAGCGTGATAGCTCCGCCGGAAGATGGCAATGTCCCGGCCTGCGTGCATTGATACAGATTTCCTGACGAATCCTGAATCGTACCGTAAGTCGTCGGTCCGGCCGGAATATTCGCTCCCGACCCAACGCAAGAAACCTGCAACGTCGTGGCTTGCGCTGCGTTTCTTGTTAACCGATATATTCGGGCAATTGCATCTTGCATGCGCCCGGTAGCATAGGCAGGATCAACCTGGGTCGCGTAATAGACTATTGTTTGATAGGCGTTGTTAACGACCGCAGCTTGCGTCGAAGCAAGCTGACTTTCCGGGTTAGACCCGTTGAAATTAAACGTGACGTTGAAAGCTATGTTGTAGTCGGATTGCACCCCGGCAAGGATGGCCGGTCCCGACGGCGCAATCGGGCCTTGCGTAGTCCAAGAAATCGCCGGAACCGAGGTTGTGCCTACATTGGCCATTTATCCGGTTCCTTGCGGGTTTAAGACTGTGAAATTAGCCGCGCCGGTTATTCCGGTTATGTTGCTGATAACCTGCACCTGACCGGATACCGCGCGCCCGCTAAATCCCGTGATAAAAACTTGAGCCGAGCCAACATTAGCGACCGTCAAAGCAGCCGTCACAAGATATTGCTTTAGCAGCGCTAGAGGCGGATTTTGCCCTAGAATTTTTGTGAAATACGGGACGCCTTGCGTCGTATCCCAATAATATTCGCCCAAGAACATCTTAATGGCGCACGCTGCGGCTTGAGCTTCGGCTGTCGTCGGAGAATTTGCCGGCGGTATCTCCGATAACAACGCGATATTGCCGTTTGCGTCAACGGACAGATCCCAAGTCGATAAGTTTAGAGCGAGTGTCGCGGCCATAGTGCCCTTTCCTTACCAACTCGATACCACGTTTTTTGACCTATGGCACCGTGACCGGAACTCCATTGACATTAAACGATGTCGTAACGACGTTCACCGATCCGGGCTGCATCTGGATCTTGTTCGAGTTGACGTCTGAAAGCGTCATGCCCAAGGAGCTCGAAACGATGCTATTTCCCGTCTTGTCTGTAATCGCAAAAGTACCGTCAGATTTGAGCCAGATCGTCGCAGTCGGGTTACTGTTGAACACCCCGCCGATATAGATCCCGTCCGAATAGCTCAACTGACGATTTGAGCCCGGGATGACCTGTTGGGACACCCCGTTAGAAAGCTTTGAGATGTCCCGTGATGCGCTCAACAGGAAGCCAACGTCATTGGCCGCCGGATCGCAAATAATCGCCCACGGGCCTCCCTGAGCCCGGAAATAGGGCACCCCGTAGACAATCCCCTGCTTCACCTGATTTCCGGAACCATCTAACAGGGAAACGAGCAATTGAACGTCAACCGTGCCGGCAGTCGGCGGAGACCCCGATCCCGCATGAACCGTATGGACTTGGACAGGGATCATGATTTCAAGCTGAGCGATTAGTTGTTTGGCAATAAACATTGTCACCGACGAATCGGAATTTCCGTCAAATGGCGTTTGCTGCCCGGCTCCGATCGTCCCCGATTGCGAAGTTTGGGTCATTTTGTTCCTATGACGACGGCGGGATGATCGTCTTAGCGTACCCGGGATTGTATGCGTAGACGACGGACATCCACTGCCCTTTAGGGACAAGTGAGTCGAGCATCAAATCAAGCTTGTTGACTGCCCATTGTGACGGAAAGGTTGACGGTGCATTTCCGGGCGAAAGCGAGCTCTGTTGTGAAGGCTGAGCGGAGGCAATCCCCGCCAACAAACTGCTATTCACTTGTACCAAGCTACCAAAGGACAGTTGCGGATTGAACAGCGTTTTAACGATGATTCCTTGTTGGGTGAAAGCCGGGTAGGAAATCATGCCGGTAGCCGCGGAAATTACCGGAATGTTTGGCGTGTTTCGGTTGCCGCCTAGAGGCCAGATAGAAAGTGTGTTTCCCTTGATTATTCCCCATGAAATTCCGGCCGCCTTGGCACATTTGTCCGCCTGAGATCGAGCCGACCCAGAAAAATAAGCGTTTGAAAGCGTCGATGAAACGCCGTTGTTTTCAAATCCCAGGTTCATTGCTCGAGCAAATCCGGACATCATGTTTGAAACTTGTTGAGATCCCGAAAAGCTTGAAGCTGGAATAGCTATTGTCGCATCTGCGGCACCGGCTATGCAGTCAAAAATAAATGGAACGTCGGGTTGCGCTGAATAGTCGCCGTAAGCCGACCATATCGTTCCTGAGAAAACGATTGCTTGGCCTGCTACCGCATCGCCAGCAGATATTGTCAGTGTATTTTTTGGAACCAAATTGAACACTAAACCGAGCGTCGAAAGCTGATTCATGATGCTTGGCGTCAATCCCCAAATCTTGACGCGCGCGTTACTGTCTGCCGGAGCTCCCGAATTTTCTATTTGGACTGAGACACGAGACCCCGTGAGGTTGACCGTGTTAGTTCCGCTTTCGGAAAATGTGCTTGGCTGATTTGTTTGTGTGTTTTGTGCAAGCTGCACAGAAACCGAAATCAACCTTTGAACAAATGTCATCCCGTAAGACCAAAATTTGTAAGATCCGTTGGAGATAGATAGACTAGCTGCCAACGAGATCCTAGGCCCGTGTAGACCGGACTTGACGTTCCTTGCGTGTCAACAAAGATAAAATCTCCCGAAAATCCAAGGTAAACGTCCCGCACAATACGGTTGAGGTTTTGACAAATAACGCTTGCGATAATGACTGTCGTTCCGAGGCTCACGGTCATAAAGAGCCCGTAGAGAGATTGAGAAATCGATAGGGTAACGGCTTGATTGTTAACCTGCGTTTGCAACGTCTGATTTTGAAGCGGTTGAACCGATATTGTTTGCATCAGAACACCGTTGGAGTTTGACCCGGAAACGGAAACGGTAGCCGCTGAATCACTGATTGGCTAGGTGCTGCTGGCTGCACATTCCCAATTGACTGTTGCCCTGCATCTTGAGGGGATTGTGTGTTTGTAAACGTCGCCCCGGCAGTAACCGGAACTTGCTTGAACCACAACTCCGGTTGAATAAGCTTTGATCCTTGTTCCGACGAACGTCGCCAATCGATATGAGTGCAATTGGTTGATGTAAACGTATATTCTGGCGTAACGATATCAAACAGATTGAACGAATTTCCAATCCAAAGAACCGTCGATATAAACGCCTGTCGGTTTGTGTCTGAAATTCCGCTAGCAACGCGAATCTTTACATCAAACGGAAGAGTAACTTTGTCGTAAGCCTGAAATGCGCCTTGCTCTTGAGGGTAAGTCGAAATAGGCCAATCCTGCGCAAACTCAAATTCTACGGTTGAAGCTGCGACTGGAACAATGTTCGGAGCACCTAAAAGGGTTGCGATGCTTTGAATTGGAGCGATAGCGGCGATCGCGATCGACCCTAAAACAGATGCCGGTTGAATCACCGGCTGACCGTTGAGATAGATCCCCCAGGACGGTTGCAGAAGAGCTCCAAGAGTAAGAGCCGTAGCGTCGGCGAACAATAGCGGTAGCGATGCCATTTTAGCTTCCTGAGTTAGCCGCTCCTGCCGTGATGCTCCGTTTTAGAGCCTTTTCGATATCGCTCGCAATCCCTTCGGCGTTACTGCTGCTCGTATTGACCGTCACGCCGCCGACGTTAACCGTAGTTGAATGACTTCCCCCCATGCCGGCGCCGCCCGCGGTCGGAGATCCTTTCCAACCGTACCATTGGCCCCATCCGCTCTTTTTTGCATTGTCGAGCGCGAAATCAACGCCCCTTTTCCAGTTTTTCCGATCGCTTGCATCAAGCCCCGTTTGCTTGGTAAATTCGTCGCCTAAGCCGGGCTTTGCAAGACCGCCTGTCTGTCCTCTCCCGCCGTAATGAAGCTGAAAAGGACCATACGATTCTTCGCCTGGGATCGTGCTCTTCCAGTTGTGCAAGCCTTCGCTGCGAGCGACTTCAACGGCTACGTTCGGGTCCATACCCCGGGCAACTGCCGCTTCACGGATATAGGACTCCATTTCCTTAGGACCTGCCTCCGGATCGGATGACGGCGGAGAAGCGATCTTAGCCGCTATCTTGCCTTTTACCGCGGCAAGCTGTTCATCAGTATAAATTATGGCCGTTCCTTCTGCGCTTTTCTTTCCAAAATATTGCAGCAAATGCGCTAAGCCGTTTGTCACGTTCGATACCGCCGGCCCAAGCATCGTTAGCAACGTTCTTCCTAAATTCGAGCTCGAAGCCTCCAACTGTTCAAGAGCCCGCTGATATTCCTTTGCAGCCGCCGCGCTCTCTTCCGTAGTTACGCCTGCTTCCTTGGCTGATTTTAGATAAGATTCCATCGCTCGCCGACCAAGCAACGCAAAATTAACCATGTCCTGATTAGCGCCTGGGATCATTTGCAGGAAGGCGGTTGCCTGCCGGGCATCCATACCCTGAACCGCTTCGGCGAGATCAAGCCATAGCTCGCCGCCTGTTTTGAGTTGCTTATTCTGATCGTATAGGGAGACCCCTAGGCGGCTTAGAACCGGGAGCATGCCTGATTGCCCGGTTAACTGAAAACGCGTCATTTCCCCGCTTAAGCCAGATAAAGCACTATTGGCGCCTTCCGCTGTTCCGCCAGCTTGTTTGATAGCTCCTTGCCATGCTGATGTATCGCTAGCGGACATGCCCATTGTGATAGCTAGCCGCCCGGTCGCAGCGTCAAGATTTGTGATGTATTTCACAAATTCGCCAAGCTCTCGCCCGCCAAAAAACACGCCAAAAGCCGTCAATACTTCGCGGCGCATGTTCGAAATCACATCAAGAACGCGCTTTGAACTGCTTTCGACATCTTTTGCTTGAGCTAGGGCCGCGGCCTGCAACTGAGCCATTTGTTGCATAATTTGTTTCTGACCAGCCGTAAATTTAGACGGGTCAAGAGCAAATTCTAAAACAAATGAATCCAAGACATTTGCCATTGCTTACCCCTGAGAGCGCATCCGGCGCATTGCCTCTTGCTGCTGTTTGGCGATTACCCGGGCATTGTGAGCGTTCACAAGCCCTACCTCAAGGATCTTATGCAAATCCTCGACGCCGTAGATGGTTTGCAACTCGTATAAGGTAACCCGCGGCTGCTCAAACGATAGGGCAATTCCTATGTTCCGAGGGACGCCTTTGTAATCGAGGAAGCTTGTTCCTCCTGACGCTTTTTGTCCGCCGCCATCATCCCCGAAATCAACTTCGATAATAGGTCGCTCACGGAAAAATTTGTGTGAACGCGCAACACCTCCGAGCGCAGCCAAAGCCGAGTTTGAATTTCCTCAATGTCGTCAACGCCCGGGACAAGATCCGTAGCTACCGGTCCTTCAACGCCCCGCGCCGTTGGGTCGCGGATAATTTTGATACACTCGAATAGCTCGTTGAGGATCGGAATTACTTCTCCTGCCTGCATCTGGCCGCGCAAAAATGTGTTCACGCCAAGCCAGAAAATAGCTTCCATCCCACCGGAGATCGCGTCAATCGGGATCTGACCGCCGCCTCGGTTATAGGCGATGAGAGCTCTAACAGCCCACTCTTCGGCTCGTTCTGCCGGCCATTCTTTGATCAGGAAATGCTTTCCTGCGTCCCGCTTGCCCCATTCGGCCGGGACTTTGACGACTTCATGCTTTCGCAAGGGATTACCTCGTTGGGATCGCTACAACCCGGTTCCAAACGAGCCGGAATGACTGCTGCTGCAATAGCTTCTTGACCCCTGGCATTGGCTTGTAGGATTCGAGGGCGCCATTGGTCAGAGCGAAAGTCTTTCCGATCGCCGGCAACGTGATCGTGCCATTGAGCGGGTAAGCATCCTGAGCCGCTTCCTGCTGAGTGTTGATTGTGTCGAAAAACGCGATCGACGGGGAATCCGCTTTGAGCGTGATTGTCTGCATTCGCGGTGCCCAGACAAACCCAAAGGATAAAACTCCGTCAACGCCCATCTGATGCTCAAGAACGTTCACGGCTTCGATATCCGTCACGTCGTCGGCCGCGAACTGCTGCAACTGAACCGGAGTAGGAAACAGGGTGAGTTGCGAAAGCGTAATGACGGAGTTTGCCGCGGTCAGGGACATGGTGCTTCCTTACGGGATCAAGACGCTTGAGAGATTGATCTGCTGCACGGACTCGCGGTCAATGTACCAAAACGTTATCGACCACGGCCCTCGCACGGCTTGGATCGTCTGACCCGGCACGTTGACTTGCAGATAGTATCCGTTTGCCTGCAATGAGTTTGAAATCACCGCGCCGGCCTGCGCATTAACTTGCGCGATCTGTGCAGCCGTCAGGACGTTCGGCGCAAAGGCCCCAAAGAGCAACCCCGCTTGAATAACCGTCTGGCATGTCTGCTGAATAAGCGAAACACCCGCTTGCGTGAATGGCACCGAAAGGGAGTTTTGGAACAGGTTGAGCAACTGAGCCTGAAAATACGTGTTGAGCCAGACCTGAGTATCGAATGAATCTGCCCAGAGATAAGGACCGGTGATCGAACCCGGGTAGTTCCAAACGAAATTGCTGCTTGCCGAGCCATAAGCGCCATAGAAATTGTAGCCATTGGCTAACAGATTTCCTGCCGTCGTCGGATCTGTGACATTTGCCGCTAGCCCGGGCTGAGCCTTGAAAGCGAACGTTGGTCGCCCGTTGGTCTGGTTGTAATTGATCGATGCAGCGAGGCCAAGATTGAACGCGCAATATCCCGTGTCGGCCGTCGTCGCCGATCCGCCGCCTTCCCAAATCAACATAGTGCCAGAGTCGTTGTTGGCTTTGAGGATCTGACCGAGGCTTGATGCCGCATTGCTCGATGCTGCCGGGCTTGCATCCGGGTCCCAACAAAAATAGGCGTATCGGTTATTTTGCAAACCCTTCCACGACGCAAAAGCTTGTTTCTGAACGTTGCCCGACCCACCGTCCGGATCAAAAATCGTCATGAAATTGACCCATGCCTGATTAACGACAATCAAGCTCGTCATGAACGTTGACGGCGTGACAGGTGCCGCGCCTTGAGATGTAACGGCGCCGGTCGCCGACGTTAGAAGCAACGAAGATGCCGCCGAACCTGTAGCAAAAGCGATCGTTGACGCCGCGCCGGTGATGCCGGACGTGATGACAAATCCGCCTGAAACCGAATCAAACGTAACTGTCGCGGCTGTCGGACTGCACGTCAGGGTGCCGCTCGAAACCGCCTGCGTCAGGTTGACAAAAAGGGTGCCCGTCGTACCAGAAAATGTCCCGATTTGCGTAATGATAGTGCCGGCCGAAGTAGTCCCTCCCGTTACTGTCTGCCCTACTGCCGGCGAACCGGAGGCAACGGCTGATACCGTCATCGTCCCATAGGTGCCCGCAATCGTCGTGGAAGCCGCAATCTGCGACGTAGCAACGGCATAGGTGCCAATGCCGCCCGTAGTGCCAGATAGTTGCCCGGTGATCGTTGTTGCCGTTACTCCGGTTCCGGAGATAGCCGCGCCGTTGACAATCGTTCCGGAGGCTACTGCGGTAACCGTGAGCACATTCCCGGCGATCGATCCCGTACAGGAGAAGGTAGCTGCCGCAATCGCAGCGGTAACGCTTGCAGCCGACGAAAGAGATGCATTGATAGCGGTCTGAATAGCCGAAGCTGCGTTTGAAAAACTAGTTACGGTTGAAAGATTGAGGGATGCCGCATTGTGCGCATAGCCGTCAATCGTGACGTTGAGCACGCCTGAAATCGCCTGCAACTGAGCGAGGGTAAGGCCCGAAATGTTGCCGCCGCGAAGGAAGGCCGCAACCGCTGTCTGATAGTATTGGGCCATCAGAAGCGTCGATGGCAGGATTGTCGCGTTGTTGAAACCCGCAAAATAGATCGCAGCTTCTGCCGCCTCCTTTGAGGCCGATCCGAAATAGTTGGAAACCGCGAG